AAATACTTCTTATCAAAGAGTTATGGACGATATGCGAAAAGCCGGTCTTAATCCAATTTTAGCTGGAAAATTGGGTGGTGCATCTACACCAGCTGGTGCTATGGCAAACACACCTGATATGTCTGGTGCTACTAATAAAGCATTTTCTACTTATAACTTAAAGAAATTACAAAATGCTCAGGTTCAAAGTGCACAATCTACCGCTAAAAATATTGATCAACAAGCTAGATTGAATCAACAAAATGCTGATTATTTTGATACAAAAAAATATGGAAGTGCTGTTTTAAATGCACGACCAATGAATATTTTTTTAACTGAATTAATGGAAAGAAACCCTGAATTATTTGATATGGCATCTGATGTTATATCAAGTGCGTTAAAAAATGCTAAAGATCCAGTTTCACTTATTAAGTCTCTCCTTTCAGGAGAGTTTGGTGATTTAATCCCAACTGGATCAACTGCTAAAGATGTAGATAATAATGCCAAAATTTTTAAAAAAACTGGAAGATTTATGGATATTAAAAAAGCTCCAATTTCTAAAGTTAAAAATATAACACCTACTTCAAGAAAATTCAAAAATTGGACTAGACATAAAAATAGATGGTGGAATAAATGACAAAATCAAAAAATATTTTCAATACACCTTATGGTCAACAACCACCTCGTTGTTTTTTTGAAACATCGGGTGAGTCTATGACTCAACAACATTTTCAGGAAGAAACTGAAATAAATAATATTCTCCGTTCACATGATAGAAACGGAGTTATTGAACATATACATAGAGGTAATGCAATATATGCTGATTTTAGTGAGATAACTGATTTATCAGATGCATTACATCAAATTAAAGAAGCTCAAGCTGAATTTTTGAATATACCATCAAAAATAAGAGAAAAATTTCAAAATGACGCTGGTCAATTTTTTAAATTTGCTAGTGATCCCAATAACTTGGATCAACTACGAGAAATGGGATTAGCTAATCCCGAACCCTCAGTTGCTATGCCAACTGATGAGTCTTCCTCTGTAGAGACTCCAAAAATCTCGAAGGAGGAAGACTCTGCACGTATTACTACTTGATGTAATACGTGCTAACTGACACTTAAACAACAAAGGAGCTTAAACAATGGCTTATAGAAAAAGAATGAAACGAAGACATTCAAGAAGAGTTTTTAAAAAAACTGCATCAAGAACACATAGAAGAAATCATATTAAACCTATGAGAGGCGGATACAGAATATAAATGCCTTGCTATAATCCGCTTACAGCATGGAAGGTAGACGGACAAATAGTATTTAACAAGCCGTCTGGCTCTCATGGTCTTTTAAAACCATTTAACTTACCTTGTTCAAAATGTATTGGCTGTCGTATGAATTACGCCCGTTCATGGGCGTTAAGATGTGAACTAGAATCAAAACAACATAAAGATAATTGTTTTATAACTCTTACCTTTTCTCCTGAAGAATTAGAGAAAAGAAAAAACCCTTGGTCGGTTGATGTAAACGATTTTCAGCTTTTTATGAAAAGACTTAGAAAACGTATTAAGAAACCTATTCAATTCTTTCACTGTGGAGAATATGGTGAAAAGAATTATAGACCTCATTATCATGCCTTAATATTCGGGCATGATTTTAGAATCTCCTCCTCTAAAAATACTGTAAAAAAATATGGATCTGATAAATATCCACTTTATCAATCCAGTGAATTAACTAAGTATGACGAAAATGGTAATATCATAGGAGGCCTTTGGCCATTTGGCCATTCAACAGTTGGCGAATTAAATTTCGACACTGCGAGTTATACTGCGAGGTATGTAACAAAAAAAATAAAAGGCGCTGATGCCACAATGATTCATATAGATTCTTTAACTAATAAAGTGTCAGTAATAAACGACGTTTATTGTACTATGTCCAGAGCAAATGCGATTGGAAAAAAACATTATGAATATTACCAAAGAAAACTTAATAATATTTATCCTAACGATTACATTGTTAATGGTAATGGTGTTCGAATGAAACCACCTAGATATTTTGATAAATTATATGAACAAGATATGATAGATGCTGGAACACCTGAAAAGTGGACAGCTATTAAGAATAGACGTAAAGCAGAATTGGATTATTTAGATATGAATCCAAGAGATCCTAAAACAAAAAGAATCAAAGATATAGAAAATGTCAAGCTACTTAAACTTAAAGAAGTTTTACGAGAATTAGATGCTTGACTTGTAATATATATTATGTAATAGTTTCCTCTAACAGTAAACTTAACATGGGAGCATAGTCCAATGAGTAAAGATTATAAATATTTGTACTCAATATTCGATAATACAACACAATTATTTGAACCACCATTCGTTGATATAAACAATGGTTCAGCATTAAGACGAATTCAGGATTTAATGATGAGTAACCCACAAAGCCCTTATTCAAAATTTCCAGATGATTTTTCTTTAATGTGTGTTGGAACATGGAATGAAGAAACTGCACATGTTTATACAGATGAAGCAGATTTAGTACAACCACTTAAAAAAATAGTAATATCAAAGGAAAAGTAAATGGCATTATTTGGAGCTTCAGGCGCACAACCTACTACATTATCTAAAGATTTCTCAAGATCACCTAAAGCTGATATACAAAGATCTGTATTTAATAGAAATCATGGTTTAAAAACTACTATAGATGCAGGATATTTATATCCTATATTCTATGATGAAGCTCTTCCTGGTGATACTTTTCAATTAACAGCTAACGGCTTCGGCCGTTTAGCTACCCCTATTAATCCTTTTATGGATAATTTATATTTACAAACTTTTTTCTTCGCAGTCCCTTTTAGAATTTTATGGGACAATTGGGAAAAGTTTTGCGGAGAACAAATTAATCCCGGAGATTCAACAGATTATCAAACACCTCAAATTCAATCAGCTACTGTAGCTGAATCAACTTTATTTGATTATTTTGGTTTACCAACTCAAACAGCAAATATCAATTTCAATAATTTTGCTGGTCGCGGATATAATCTTATATACAATGAGTGGTTTAGAGATGAAAACCTTCAAAATAGTGTAACAGTCGATTTAGATGATGGGCCAGACGATATTGCTGATTACGTTTTATTAAAACGTGGTAAAAGACACGATTATTTTACCAGTTCATTACCATGGCCACAAAAGGGAGATGCAGTAACTATGCCTTTATCAGGTACTGCACCTATTACTACTACTGCTACAACAACAGGCGAATCATTAGGTATTAAAAATTCAGCTGGTACTGATTATCGTATGGCAACTAATGTTACAACATTAGAATTATATGACACTGCAACCTCTTTTCCTATGTCTGCAGACTTATCACAAGCGACAGCTGCAACAATTAATCAATTAAGAGAAGCTTTTCAAGTACAAGGTTTACTTGAAAGAGACGCTAGAGGTGGAACTCGTTATAAAGAAATCATACAAGGCCATTTTAATGTTACTTCACCTGACATGCGTTTAGATCGTCCAGAATATCTTGGAGGAGGAAAAAGTTATATTAATGTACAACCAATAGCTCAAACTTCATCTACAGACTCGACAACTCCTCAGGGAAATATGTCAGGTTTCGGAACTGTTGGTTTTAATAACCACAGTTTTAATAAATCATTTACTGAACATTGTGCAGTAATAGGACTAGCTTGTGTATTTGCTGATCTAACTTATCAGCAAGGTATTAATAGATTCTTTAGTAAAAGAACTAGATATGATTATTACTGGCCTGCATTAGCTCATTTAGGTGAGCAAAGCATACTTAATCAAGAAATATATGCACAAGGTACATCTGACGATAGTTTGGTATTTGGTTATCAAGAACGATATGCTGAATATCGTTATAAACCATCTCAAATTACAGGTAAATTTAGATCCAATGCAACTGGTACTTTAGACAGTTGGCATTTAGCCCAAAATTTCGGATCATTACCGAGTCTTAATTCTTCCTTTATTGAGGAAGATCCTCCAGTAGATCGTGTTACAGCAGTAAACACAGAACCTGATTTATTATTAGATATGTATTTTAATTTTAAATGTGCAAGGCCTATGCCTACTTACAGCGTTCCCGCTTTATTGAGTCATTTCTAATGGTTTGGCAAGCCGCAGCAACAATAGGTGCATCTTATTGGCAAAATCGCCAAGCTAAAAAACGTGCTCGTGAGCAAATGCGTTTTCAAGAAGATATGTCAAATACTTCTTATCAAAGAGTTATGGACGATATGCGAAAAGCCGGTCTTAATCCAATTTTAGCAGGAAAATTGGGTGGTGCATCTACACCAGCTGGTGCTATGGCAAACACACCTGATATGTCTGGTGCTACTAATAAAGCATTTTCTACTTATAACTTAAAGAAATTACAAAATGCTCAGGTTCAAAGTGCACAATCTACCGCTAAAAATATTGATCAACAAGCTAGATTGAATCAACAATCTCTTC